GCACATATAAGTCAGTACCTAAATAGTTTTGGATGTGTATGTCTTGAGCAATCTTAACGAACTGAATGAGTTTGTCATCATCAATATTGCCGCTAAGCGCACTAAAACGCTTTAAATCTGCTGTGGTTATAAGTAGTACGTTTGCCATTATCCTCGAAAGTTTGGATGGTGACCATTATTTGGCATATCTTTCGGAGCAGTAGCAGCATCGTTGTATTTCTCTCCTTTTGGTATGTAGCTTTTTGGTATACTATCTACCTCCTCGCTGCTCGATAATGCTCTATCCTCGTAATAAGTACCATCAGTCTTTTTCTTCAATCTGTAAAGTTCCATCTGCCAGTAATGTCCACAGTTAACTCCGCCTTTATAGCGAAGAAGCGAATAATTTTGTCCACGATGACCGAACGAACGATTTACACCTTGAAAAGATGCTTGGTCGATGTCTTCAATGCGATAAACAACACCTCTACCTGTTCGTGCCATCATTTTTCGACAAAACATCCTACTATTGGCTGAACTATACTTTTCACGATAAGTAAACCTTACTTTATATACACTTGCATCTAATCTACTCTCTTCTGATGGTGCAGACTTAATTACTCTTGATAATCCAAGTCTATCAGCAAGTGTTTTCTTTATTTTAACGTGCTTGCTTGCCCATTCCTCAATTCCTGCTTCAGCTTCCTCTGACCATTGCTTAATGTCACACAACACCCACTCATCCGTATTAATAATCTCACCCTGTAACGCCTCTAACATTACATCACCTTCTTCATCGGTGAAATCATTCTTTTCGTGTTTGTCTAACTGCGTAGGTGCTTCGGTGTAATCCGATGGTTCAATGTCCCTAAAAAACAACTCTAAACCAATGCCATTAACCGCAAGTATCTCTTCTAAAGCTTCAATAAATTCAAGCTGATAAGGTTGTACCTCAAAGTGAATAAATGCTTTTAACTTATTTTTAAGTTCTTCAGCGTTATTGGCAAATCCACCCGGTGAATTATTAAAACCTAACACCTCCGCAGGCGCACGATGTCCTGCAAGAATCTTATTCACACATTCCTCAGATAAATATGAATAATGTTCAGGCGCATTATCCATCGCTACCTTTTCAACTGTGGTTTGTTTGGTTTCGTCATCATTAAACGCTACAATAACCTTCTTGCCACTTGCTCCTGTTGTTTTTCTGTATATATCCCTTTCTACTTTTCTCCTTGTTTCCTCATCAGGTACACCATTGTTGAAGTTGATAATAGTGGTAGGAGTAAATCCATTGATAGCATCGTTTACTTGAAAATCAGCTATTTGTTCTTCTAACACAGCATAAGCTAACGCACCTGTATAACCATCATCAGAACCAAAGTAATCAGAACCTGCGTTGTAAGCCTTGATCACGTATATCTCATTACCACTATCGCCACCAAATCCCCACGCAGGTATTCTTAAAGGTTCTTCTGAGTTCTTTTTCTCTTTCCAGTTAGGATGATAATACCAAGCCTCTATCTCACCATCGTCATTCATTTTCTCAGGCAATAACGTCTTAATAGGAAAGTGTGATATCTTAGTAACCTCTCCTCGTTCTTTAGTAACCTGAAACGCACACATCATCAACTTCTTTCTATCCTCTATCGCCTTTTTTAAGTCGTGTGGTCGCACAAGTTTTTTAAACTCGATGTATTGCTGTGGTCGTGTAGACCCATTCACAGCATCTAATCCTTCTCCGTATATAAACCTACAGAAACCACCTATTGCACCTCCATTGGTAACTGAGTATTTTGCTCGGTCAATCAGGTAATCATAGTAACCAGTAGGATAATCGTAATCTCGGTCATTAAGCCGATACTCAACCCAATCCTTCTGCTTCATCTCCTTGATCTCAGGTGATGTGTATGCCGACAAGTTTATTACTGTGTAATTATTCATATTTTATTCGTAAACGATAAAGTCATTAGTAGTGCTGCGCTGTGTGAAAGTTGTAAAGTCGTAGATAAAGTTTTCACCTGCTACATATCCTTTTGAATTAAAGTCAAACGCATAAGCTAAACCTTCAAAATGTATTATGTCCGAAACAAGTCCAGCTGTTAAAATTTGTATCTTGTAATAATGCTCAGCAATAACACCATCAAAATCAGCAGTTATCTCTGCCCAATATTTTACCCTTGTTAAAGTTTCATTGGTGATGTTTGTTATCTCTTTAGTTTGCTCATCAATTAAGCGAATATCAACCGTGCTTTGATAGCTTCTCGGAACAAACTTTATTTTCTGATTACGAACAATAAGTCCTGTTTCTTTTGTGTCGATGAATATCATACTTAATAAACGATTATTATTGCTTTTTGTTTTTAATTTAAAAAAAAAGGGACACTATAAAGCATCCCCTTTTATCAAACAAACAAAGAAATTAAGTGCCTGAAGTAACACTTGTGTTAGTAGTGTCATCGATAATAGTAGCATCGACAAAGTTGGCAAGTTCAGGCTCCTGCGCAGTAATGTTTAGTGTGTAACCAAAGAAGTCACCCATAGCAGCACCACTTTCAGCCACTACAGCTACATCACAGCCATTCTGCAAGCCGTAAATCTTGTAGTTGCCATTGTAGTCCAAAGTAACTATCTGTGGTCTTCCTGCACCCATTAGCTGAAGTTCTTTTCTGTCTGCCAATGTTTGCGCTCTCAAGTTCACAGTACCACTCACATCATAGAAAGTAGTACCATTATCTCTTGAGGTAGTACCTGTTTCTGTGAATGAATCTGTGTTACCAATAGTGATGTATTCAAACAACGTAAGCGCAGATGCGAAACCTGTTATCTGTCCATCTGAATCAAAGGTAGCAGTATCCTCAAGTCCTGCTGTATAGTTTATAAAGAAGACTTTCTTAATACCACCTGTAACATCCTTACAAGGTTCAAGCCTTCCTGCTGTTAAATTGCAAGCCATATTTTTTTATTTTATTAAAAAAGGCAAGCAAGCACTAAGCCTACTTGCCTCTTTTCTGTTGAACATTTAACTTTAGTTTCCGCTATTGGTGATTCCGTAAGTAACTACATCCTCAGGAGATGCAATCTGAATACCTGCAGCAAACTTCATTACAACGTGTACATTATCTGAACCATCAACAAGTGCTTGGTCAAGCAAACGCACTTCATTCCAATCGCTAAGTACATTTGTACCGAACCAAAGGTTGTCGTTGTAGGTAGCAATCATTTTGTCATCTGACATACCCGGACACACGATCAGAGGAACACCTTGAAAAGAAAGTTCCGTTACGCCTGCGTGATACAAGTCCCTGTATCCAAGAGCAGCCTGAGCCGCAATGTAGTGACGAGCGATGTTTGAACCGATACGTACAGCAAATCCATCAGAACCGTAAAGAGCAGCAGAAGCAGCATCAACCACCTTCTGAATCTCAGCTACAACATTAGAAGCATCTACAGTAGTACCTGCGATTTCGTATCCTGTTGGTTGGCTTGCTTGGTTGGTCATAAGAACTTCGAAACCATCAAACTCACCTGAGTTAGCGTTCACACCTTGCCAAATGTTAGTTTCGTTCTTTTGTCCTACTTTGGCAGCAACGCTATCAATGATAAAATCGGCAAAGTTAGATGATAGTTCATCGTGAGCAGAGAATCCCATCTGCTCGGCTTCCCACGTATTACGATAGTTGTCCTTACAAACCTTTAGGTTCACTTTAAACCTTTCTAAGGTAAGAACAGGATTGGTGTAGGTGATAGTACCGCTATCAACAAAATCACAGCTATCGTTGCTGATGATGTCATCAAGTTCAATTTTAGTTAGGTTCGCTTGGTACTTAACATTTGGCAGTACGCTAATCGACCCATTGTTCAACGACTCGTTAGCAAGAATGGCAGCACGAACATAACGTCCTGCGTCCTGACCTGCATAAGTCGTGGTTACATTTTCAGTAGTGGCTAAATCTATTCTTTTCATTTTATTTTTTTATTTAAATTATGATGGGTCAGTTGCGGTTATACCTCCAGCAGCGTTACCAAGTCCTGAAACAATCCATTGTGAGTTACCTGCGTCAGCAATTAGTTCGACAAAATCACCAACAGTTTCGGCAGAGTTTACAAAGTTAATTTGGTCTTCAGCAGCAGCAGGTACAGCAGCACCATTAACTACTAAGTTACCTGTGATGTTATCACCCTCTGCACTTGCAACTATCCAATCTGTAGTAGCAAAAGTAGATGCAACGATAAACTTAAAGTGATATCCTTCAGCAATAGCAGGTAGCGTAACAGTAGCACCTGCAGCAGCATCAAGCAAGAATACTTTACCGCTATCTGCTCCTGTTAGTGTAGTAGCTCCTTCAAGTACCTCGATGTTCTTGCGAGCGCGTTCAATTGAATTTGAGAAATATGTTGCCATTTTCTATTTTTTTAATTGTTATAAATAAAATACTTTCGTCTTTCGTCAAAGGTCATTTTACTGATGTCCTTTTGTGGAGTGCGCTGTTTAGCAAGTTTCTCAGGTGAATGCTTAATAGGTTCTACTTTCTCAGCTTTAACTTCAACCTCTTCCACTTTCTCTTCTTTGTTTAACTCTGCATACCACTCAGTAAATAGTGCTTTGATGGCTTCCTTGTGTGCATCTAAAAACTCAACGTGAATAACCTCATCCTTGTTAAAGTGCGTTTCTTTCACAACGCTTTCAACAATCTTCTTAGCAGTTGTTTCTTGCTCCATTTCAGTTTCTTCAGCAGGTGCTTCAGCAGGTGCTTCTTCTTCTTCACCCGGCATTGCATAAGATGCTACAACACCTTCTTCTTCAACTACAAGTACGT